TTAAGTTTCATATATTCTTTACGAATTTCCTTGCCGGTCATCTTGACCGTACGCTCAACCTTTCCCTTCTCGTTGATAATAGGAACCTCAACCTCCGTATTCCAATTAACGTCAAACCAATTCTCTAAATCATCTGCCGTCAATTCATTCACACGTGCTAACTGCTCCTGATTAGACGAAGAAGACTTCAAATAAAGCGCCCGAGCAGTCAATAACTGCAACTCTGCTTCAATTTGATCATCAATATAGCCAGTACGAGCCTTAAGCTGATAATACTCTTCCTTAGCCTTACCAAGATCAGCCTTAATCATCTCAAGATTATAACCGAAAGCAGCTTCTTTCAACTCGTTGTCAATAGAATAGGACAAAGATATAGCAGCATTCAAACTTGCACGCGAAGAAGATTCAGTGATTCCTTGTTCAGCAAGTCCTGCCTGCGCCTTCATCAAACGTTCACGCAAATCCTTATCCAAAGTCTGAGACCTATACCAATCAGCTTCAGCATCATTAAGAGCTGCTGCCGAACGCTCACGCTCCTGCTGAGCATCTTTCAACTGAACATCCGCATACGCAGAAGGATTACCAGCAAGAGCAGCAAGCCCCCCACCGGAGCCACTAGCCACAGGACCATGACCGGATGGGGCCCCACCGCTAGCGGTGGGTATAGTAGCAGAAACACCAACGCCAGACTGACCAAGAACAGCAGCAGGATTAAAACCAGCATCCAAATTACGTTCAAGAACAGCAGAAGGATCATTATACGCATTCTGATAATCAAACATCTGCTTGTCATGAGCCAACTGAAATTCCGCAGACTTAGACATTTGTTCAAGGGCATACTGCTGCTGCAACGCCATTTCCTTTTGCTTATACTTCCAATTACGGCGAGCAGAAATACCACCGAACAAAGCATCAGCGATACCGGCACCAGCAGAAGAACCAGCAGAAGCGGCTGCATTCATGCCAAGAGACTGACCCATTAATGCAGCAAAACCAGCAGCAGGCATATTAAGGAAGTTTTAAATTAGACCGAACATCAAGTTGAACCGTGTCACAATGAACACCAGTAGAACGATAAACCAACTTCCGAGTACATGAAGCAGCAAAATAAACAGATAAAGCAGTAAGAATAGAAATCAACATTGTCCAAAAACTCTTCTTACGATAAAACGGTACTTTTTCCATGACAAAAACAACAATAAGAAACCATAAGAAAATACGCTATCGAAACCGCAATTCGATATCCAATTTTGATGTTCAAAGCAAACATCAAAACCGGTCCGCGCACATATCATATATCTTCTAGTAAAGGGATATGTAATTTTCTTTTAAAAACAATAAGTTTATACGGGCAGCACGCCGACTCCGTCGACATAAAGTGCTGATTATTAAGGTGCTAGACGCTACCTGCGGTGCGAGGTAGAAAAGTGGACAAGGACCCGAAGGGAACACCTAGATGATCCCTTCGGAAATCCTAAACCCTATCAATCTTCTTTCTCCGGCTTAGCATTCGAAGATGAACGCTGCCGTTCAAGAAAGTCATCAATAACACCCTGTCCACTCTCCAAACCATCAAACTTGTCGATCCGGGAAAACGAGTTCGGATCGAAGTCAAGCGGTGGGTCATAATCCTCGCCTTTCCGGAAATCAGAGTCCGAGGCCTGGACATCCGGACGGCCAGGCAAAACATCTACAGAACCGGAACCATTCAAGACCGACATAATACGCTCACCTCGAGACTTATACTCCGGAAGGTCTTCAATCATATACTCCAACATATCAACGACTAGATAAACGAGTTGCGAAAGACTTGTTCACAAGATTCTTAACAACTACTTTGTACGACATATTAACAAAAAAGTTATCCTCCATGTCTGATGCAAAAGGATTATTAACAGTACTCAAATTGGTAAAGAGCATAGAAGGACTAATCTCATTATAATTTGAAGATAAACCGATCGAATAAAAATCTCGCTGCTGAACCCAATAAGACTGCAATGGAACAGTAGCCTTAGGCGTAAGAGTAGACTGTAACGTACCTAACACCTCATCATAAGACGACCGGAATTCATTATAACACGGCTCCTTGGCTACGGTCATACTCTGAGAAGCGGAACCACCTTTCCAACCATAACCAATACGCCAAAAAGGAACATCTTGATAACCAATATCATTATAAATCGGATTAAAATAATCAGGGCCACGATATTCCAAATAATCGGGACGTATACCGGTCCAAAAATAAACAGGTCGAATCGTCAGCATATCAAAGATATAGCCAGGCTCCTTAAAGTAATAAGTCTGTTCACGGCCAAGCACAGTATTAAACGCAATAGAACCGCCCATCTGACCAAGTGCAGCAGCTTCACCACCTGCAAAACCGGACTGACCAGCTTGATTCATAACAACCTGGCTATTAACCATAACGGACGAACTAAAAAGAAGCTTCGGACGATCCACATGCTCGATCTTAGAGGCAAAGAACGTATAAAGCCAATCAGAATAACGCGATCCGGAGGCGCCGATGAGATCCTTATACTCCTGCAGACGCGTCGCAACAGCAAGCTGCGGGATAGTCTTAACGCCGGTAAAATCAACATCAGAACTAGAATCACCCGGAGGCATAAGACGACTAAAACGATCGGGAGAACTTGGACACACAGCCATAGGATGCGCTGCCAAAAAAGGAACATTATACGTCGCCGCAAAATAAACCTTACTAGGAGTAGCAGTATCAGTACCCTCACCATTATTCCAATCAACCTTAGGCGCCTGAACATCATAAGGATAAGCCGGAACCACAGTATCAATATTCTGAGGGAACATCTGAGGCATCTTGTTAAAATCCGGAGCAGCTGCTTCTGTACCCGTATTAAACAAATCAGAACGAAGAATCTCAATGAACAAATCAGAACGATTCCACGATAACTCGTCCTGATCAGCGTCAACCTTCCTATCCCTCGGATAAAACATCGTTTCAAAATAATGGTCCAAAAACTCTAAGTTACCATAACGCTGCCAAAAATAGGAAGCTTGCGAACGATACTCAACACTCGCCACAGAAGAGGTAGAAGTAGTAAAAAAAGTAGGCCGATAAGTTCCGGGATGAGCAAAAGAAAAAACGCCCCAAGAAGAATACGAATAAAAATTGCGAACGATATCCCAATAACCTAAATAAGTATCTGCATTCACAGTAATAAACTTCGCCGCTGTCTTGAGCAAAGCTCCACCAGTAGGTACAGTATTTTTAGGATAACTAACAATCGGACTATTAGCAACACGAAGCCAAGACATCAAACTATTCGGAAGTGCAGCACGATGATTAAACGGCATAACCTGACTAAAAAATGCAGCAACACCAGGACGCGGATACATAAAAGAAGTATACGTATTATTGCCATCATTATCCACACAAGCGGGAATAAAGTTAAACGTCAAATCGTTCATATCAAACTTAGACGAATTAACTCGCATTTCAGGATGATACAACTGCATAGGAACCCAAAACCGATGCAGCCGAAGTACATAAGGGTTAAACGATGGAACACCCAAGGGATTTGAACGGACATCAATACCTTGATGCAGCGTAACCCGATCACGAGCATTGACAAACTGAATACGGACCGGGTAAATAATACCCGGCGTAACAGAAAACGCCTTATTCTCGGGCATATCATACCGAGAATAACCATTTACAGCATGAGAAATAAAAGGTTGCTTACCCATAAACTATTTTATTAAAAAAAGGATTAGAAGGATCAATACCAAAACAGTCTACCCAAAAATCAATAACATCAGAAGTTACCGCACAAAAACTCGGCCGAGACTTAACCTTACTCAAAAACTCCCGAAGCTTCACAAGGCGCGAAAAACCTCCTTTAACGACACGGGAAAAGTCGGAGGGACGAAGGACCCTCTCAGCAACTTCACGAAGAAAGCCAAGAGCCAAAGAACTACCGAAAGCGCTAGCATAGGTCCAAGCAGTAGAAATCTTACGAAAAAGTAACGCATCTTGAGAAAGATACTTATCGTAGTAGCGAGGGACACGGTACCGATAAACAACACCGGTCTGATGATCTGTGTAAGACCAAAGACCAGAAGCAACATCGGGAGCTTTAAAATCTCCCAAATAATCGCCAACACCTGCCGAAATAAATTTACGGCGATACCGACTATTCTGAAGAAAGTCATAAAGATTAGTTTTTAATTTACCTACAGTAATAGGAAGAGACTTCGCAAAATCGACAGAACGCTCATCCATATAAACAGACTTGCCAACATACTTCACAACATACCGAAGACGCTTATCCGTAATAGATGAAATCCAAACAAAGCCTAAATCCTTAACGGCTTCACGAATAGCATTATAAGAACAAGAAACATCCCAAAGAACACCATGAAAATGAAGACGAGGCTCATTACCTTGCTCCGGATGCATTCCGAATTCTTGAAAAACAGCATGTTTAATAGAATGACCGAAACGGCGGCGGACGCGTTCAAACCACATGCGGATGAAAGAAGAAGGATTCAACAATGCACTCTCGTAATACTCCGGAGCTATCGTAATCGTAACAAACACAGAGTTACGATGCAAACTCTTCTGATACTTAGTTTCACGCTCTAAACGAACATACCAATCATTACGCTGCTGCCGCAAACACTCCTCACAACGACCACAAGGAACCATAATACGTTGAGTAAAATAATCCCAAGGCCGATTCTTCAACAAAACCTTCCTATCCGTCAAGCCGATAGTCCGGGAGCTATACGCCCGATTCCTTATCCAAATAGGGGAGACACACATCCTTTATATCAAAATAAACACCGGGATACAAATCAGTCATAAAACTGAGATATTCTGAAGCTTGTTCATATGTCCGAAAACGACATATAACCTTAAAACACTTGCCCACACGCTTTCTAACAAGGAAACGCGCGTAGGCAAGTTCAAATCTGTGATAATAGTCAAAACTCATAGAACCTTTCCTCCTAAAGGACGAACTACAATTGTCTTACCTCCTTTACCTCTAGTCTTCTTCTTCCTGCTCATACTTAGACAAACTTTTTTCATCAACATTAACCACAATCAAACCTTGCATCTGAGAGGAAGCAGGCACAAGCTTCATTTCAAAAGTAGATGCACCGAAAGACAAAGCCTTAATGAAACCTGCAAGCTCCATGTCAGACAAATAATAACATCCTTTAGGCAAGAAAATAGAGCTATAGTCCAAATACGTAGAGAGTTTAGAAGCTTCAAAATCCAAGGAATAAACCGGATCATAGCTCTTAAATGAACCAACAGGTTCTTCCTGAGTAAAAGAAACCAAATAACCTCCATTCGAAAGAGGATAATTAGAAATCACCACCGAAATGATCGGATTTTCAACAGAACCGGAAGACTTCATGTCTTCAGTAATAACTTTAGATGACATAATAAAATAAGGTTTAAAATTCAAAGGCAAAAATAAACAAAAAAACTCTAATTCCAAATTATTAACGACGAATTTGCCGACTAGTTGTAGAAGTGTGCTTTGTCCAACCTCCACCTAGCGCACTGGAAGTAGGCACAAACTCCTCAGTAACATCATCAAATCTTTGCACAGGAGGAGCTGTAGAAAGGACTTTTGCTCCGGCAACATGTCCAGCAGCAGAAATAGCTCCACTAACAGCAGTATTAACAACACTATAACCAAATCGATTTTTCTCAGAGCGAAGCTCCCAACGATTAGTATACATATCATACTGAAAATCCTGCAAGTTAAGTTTCATATATTCTTTACGAATTTCCTTGCCGGTCATCTTGACCGTACGCTCAACCTTTCCCTTCTCGTTGATAATAGGAACCTCAACCTCCGTA